GAGCTGGTGAAGTATTTGGAGTCCCTTCATGAATTGTAATTACTCCTGTATTATCTGCAACTACATCATAGTATTTAAAATCCCCTCCAGTAACACATAATGTAATTTCATCAGAAATAGTATCGGTAGCTTTTGTGTATTCAGAAGGAGTAATATACCAAGTCCCATTTGTTACTCTTATACGTTTGTTAGTTCCTACACCTGAAAACGTTTCTACGGTAATAGTACAACCAGAAACAATTCCGTTAATCCTATCTTGTTTGGAGTTAATTAACGCCAAATTAAGATTAGATATCTCTTGTGAAGTCAAGATGACATTAGACCCATCTTTTACAGCAGGAATTATTTCATTGCCACTCGGAGTTGTTATATTTCCTCCATCTATTTCGGATATTTTTATAACTTCATCAGCCATTATTCAATGATAAATTTTAATCCAGTTTCGGTGGTTATGATAATTCGAGTTTCTGTGCCAATATATTTTATACTTTCTACTTTTGAAAAACCAGTAGCATACACAACGCCTTTGGACAACAGGTCAACAACAAAAGGATTGTTTTGTATGTATTTCTTTTGGAAAAAAAAAGAATTTCTATCAACAATACCCTCGTTTACGGTAAATAGGTTATTGTTAGTGACAAATAGCATTGCGTTATCCACCCCTGCGTATCCCATAGCTAGCAGATCATACAAGCTTTGATTCTCCGTACTTTGAATTATAAATGAAGTTATTGGTGTGTTTTTTACAACTTTTATATCAACCTGATCTTTTATGTATATAACAGAATCATATGATACCGAAACCCCAATCGGCAACTCTTCATTTACATTAAAGGAGTTGTCATTTACAAGCTTTGCAATGTAATCAATGCTGTTGTATGCTTTTAGGCATACATTATAAACATCATTATTTGATTGTGTGTTAAGCAATTTTAGAATTGATTTCTATTTCCAAAAGACCTTTATTGTTTATTTTTGCAGTTGCCGATTGTACGTCCCAATTATCCAATTGTAATTGTAATCTCAAATCTCTTTGCACATCTTGAATCACAATTGGTGCGTTTCTGTATTTTTTAGCATTAAGGCCAATAAATGGGTATTGCTTATACTCGTTTGGTGCGGCATCCAACAAATCTACCATGTTAGCAAACTTGGAATCAACCCATTGAACATCACCATCGTCCCAAAGCAAATCTCCATCGGCATCTTTCGATATGTCTTTCATATACCGTGTGTTATCATTTCGTTTTCGATATCCCCAAAATCTGCTTCTGGTTTGCCTGTTATTTGGCTCGTAAAATAAGATTTTAATGCGGCACCCCCATCATTTGCGACAACCGTCCAATTTTGCAAAGAGCCAATAACAGCCTTCAATTGTTCATTCATTTTTTCAAGCTGAGTCTTTAACTCGGGAGTTTTTGTAAGCCCTCCAAAACTACCATCATTAAACTGGTATAGCGTTTCAGCAACCATATAAACGGTATCAATATCACTAAACATTACCACAAACGGTTCATTTCTTTTAGTAATACCAACTCTAACAGCACTACCTATTTTTGGGATAATTAACTGACCGTCATTAGGCTCAGTCATTAACTGTACGCTTGGAACATCGAAATCTGAATCACCTCCAATTGCTTTGCAATTACAAAGCCTATTGTCTATATCAACCGAAACAACCTCGCAGTCAATAAATGACGCATAGTCTTTCAACCATGTTCCAGACATTTTTTGTACCGCTTCCCTTATTTTCCTTTCTTGGCTCATAATGGATTTGATCTTATTTCATTTGATAATCCATCTATACGCAAATCTAATTCAATATCTTGCCTATACCCGTTCACCCCGAACGTTTTAACTACTTTTTTTATCAAATATGTTCCATTCCTTTCGGGCTTTGTGGCATCAATCAATACGGCTGCGTCTCCATGTTTTACGCTTGGCAATCCAAATGCAACAAACGACCCCTGAAACCCTTCATAATAGAACCTGTTTAGTCTTTCTGTTGCTAGTTTTTTTAGTTCTTTTTCGGTTTTTACGTCCCAAAAATAAACGGTTCTAAGTTCTCCGTCCACAAAACCATCAGGAACGGTAACGGTCAATCTTCGTTTCCTTTTTATCGGTGTCCCGTCTTTCCTAGTTCCTGTATTTTGTTCTACTTCAAATGTAGAATAGGCTTTTATGCTTAAATTTTGATCATCTAATCTGAAATATTGCAAGTCTTCTGAAACGATGTTTTTTTGAAAATGAAATACATGCTCTTTTCTGTCAGAAGGGTAATAAACCACTCCTGCACATCTTAATTCAGGCGTACCATCTTTTGATGGCCTAAAGTAGCTTTCAAGCCTGTAATCTCGTTGTAATGAATCAAGTAATTGCGCCACCGTTTCCGACCCTGTACGCAAGTTCCCGACATTTAAAGTAGCTCCTGAATTATTTACGGTTATGCCAGTTCCTTCCAATATTTTAGTCAATATTGAGCCTACATCGTTTTTTTGTCCGTTTTTGCCATCCCATACTTTGGTTGGACATTGGATTTGCTTTAATCGGTACATTTCATCTTCACATTCCAAAACAATAGGCACCGAATTTGAAACCTTTGTAATGTACCCGACAAATTCCGTGTACATTTCTGTGACGTCAGTATTTGGGTCTTTGTAATCTGGATAAATATATCCTAGCTCAACTTTTATTTTGTCCCCTCTCAAAACCATTGAAGACGTTGTCTTGTCTCCGTAAATATTAGAACCAAACCAAGTTACTTTACTTCCTTCTTCCGTATTGAAGTAAATTTTGTTTGGCATTGTTACCTTGCAAATATCTGTCAAGTTTTCCCAAGTGGAATTTATCTCAACTTCATTGCAAAACGGGATAGTATAGACAAGTGTTCGGTTCGGATTCTCTTTTGTAGAAACCTGTGTAATTGTAATCTTAGATACAAGTCGTAGTACTCCCATTATTGGCTAATATACAATTCAATTGACTGATCTGAATACGCTTGAATCTCGAATTGTTGGGTGGAATACATCCCCTCAACCTCCTGAAATTCACATGACAAAATTACTATATTATAAATTCCGAACAACTGAAGAAACCAACTGGAAACATCTATTGAAATTGGGGCATTTTGCATTGAAATAAAATCGGCCATATCCTTTCTTGGAAACACTCCATTGGGCCCAGTTATCAACCCTTTTATTACAATTGCATAGTCTCCATTTGAAATAAACTCTTTAACTGTTGTATTTCGTCCTTGAACGGGAGTAATAACGATATTCTTCTGTTGAGAAACATTGAACAAAACCGTTTCCAGTGTAATGTCAGGAAACTTGCCTTCTTTCCCTTCTATATCCGTGTAGCTACGCCCTGCAATTCTTAGGTTCGAGAATACGCTCGTTCCCAACATTTTTGATGGCGTAAGAGACGGAATATCCTTGTCCTCTTTTGGAATATTGTATAATACAGTCTTTACAAGCCCAATACCTAACGTTTTAATAGTTAGCTTGCTTGCATCACTTAGTTGCTGTTCGTTTTGAGGTATAGGTATAATAAAGTTCTGGCTCATCTTCCTGCAACTATGTTTACATCGTTAACGGCTGTTAATAATTCTTTACTTACCAATTCCTTTATCTTGAATCCAAGTGTATTAAGGTCTGCAACTTGGATGTTTTGTGTTTCAACCAGCTTACCAATGTTGATAATGATATGTTTTACACCCCTTACCCTTTCGCTGTCTTTTGATGTTTTTGTTTTGGCTGTTTTAGTTGCGTCCATGCCTCCGTTTGGTTTTAAAAAAGCCCTCGCCACCACTTTGTCTGCAATAGTTCCTAATGCTGTTTTTATAAGCTCATTTGCCTCATTTGTTACATGCGACTTTCGTATTGTTTCTTCAACCGAAAGCTCTTTTTTATGGTTTCTATCAAACACCCCAGACATCTGATAGTCTTTCAGCTTTTTCTCAAGCGCAGGTATAGAGCCTTTATTTTTTTGAATACTTGCATCGATGGCTGCTATCCTAAATTCTGCCTCTTTGGAAAGTTGTTCATAAATAGCATCTTTACTCATGCCAGAACCAACCATAAGTTTAGCTTGCGATGTAAATTCCCTTTCTAGGCTTGAAATTCCCTTTCCTGCAACCCTCGTACCCTCTTCTTTATTAAGTCCAGATTGGCCTTTTATTGCACTATCAGTAAAAAAATTAAGTCCTTTTGAGAATAAATCTGTCGTTGCCTTAATGATACCTTGCGAATTACCTAATGCAGTTATAAAGTTTGTCCATGAATTTTCGGCTCTAACAATAGAGGCGTTCATGTTGTCAAGGTTTGCCTCAGCACCAGCCCCAAACGTGCGTTCCATTTCAGCTGCAAACTTTGGCAAAAAGTCCTCAGCCATCAATTTACCGTCCGACATAAACTTATCAAGTTCAGCCGTAGTCATGTTCATTGCCTTTGCGGCAATCTTAAAAGCTCCTGGAATTCTTTCTCCAATTTGCCCCCTAAGTTCCTCAGCCTGAACCTTCCCTTTCCCCATTATTTGCCCTAATGCAAGGAATACGCCCTGCTGGTCTTCGGCAGAAAGACCCATCGTTACAGCCCCTTTTGATACCTGACTGAACATGTCACGTACTTGGTCGCCTGTAAACTTGGTATCCATCATTGCGCCTTGGAAGGTTTTAAAACCTCCAGTCAGCTCTTCGATTGGCATCCCGTATTTATCGGACATATCTCGCAACCATTGCAAAGAAACTTCTCCGTGTGCCGATGAATCAGAAGCAAATTTGATAGCATTACCCATTGACTGAAAACGAGCTGTTGTCTGCGCTACATTTTTAGCAAATGCAAAAGCAGCAGCCCCACCACCAACCATTGCGATCCCCTTTTTTAATCCACTGATCGCATCATCTAACTTATCAACTTCCTTTGTTGCTTTACCTGCAACAGCAGTTAAGTTGACCAGTTTGCCACTGGCTAAATCTTGTAGCGAAAATGTATACTTAACTTCTGACATCTATTCGTATTGAAACATCCCCATTTTTACTAAAGCGTGTTCTAATTGCGCCCTAACCTGAAAGTATTTTTCTTCCTCCAATTGGTCGGGGTCTAAATGCAAAAAGTAGCGAATGTATGCGTCCCATTGCGCCCATTCGCTACTTTTCAGTTTTTCCCTTTCCTCGTTTAATTTTTTTTTACAACGATGGAATAGTAAGTAACAAGTTCACGAGCTTTGCCAATCATTGTCATGTAAAGCGTGTCATACTTAGGGTCGTCATTCAATATCCTTGGATCGCTTTCAGGCAATAAACAAGAATTCAAAATCATATCCCCTGCCATTGTTCCGCTTTGGTCTAAAGCATCCACAGCCTTCATTTTTACGATGCGTTGAGGGTCTTTTAGGTAAGCAACCGAAAACGGATTTTCAGGAAAATCGCCTGAAACATTCACGATAAAAGCAGTTACTTTTACTTTATGAATAGATTCTAATTCTGCCCTTTTTGCTTCTGCTTTTTCTTGAAAAACCTCAAAAGGTGTCAATTCTTTTTCTTCCATCTTACAAACCGTCTATACCTCCGATAATCAAAGGTAATTCAATCAAAATTTTAGTGTCCCCTTCGCTTGAATCAATTAAGCTTTGGGTAAACTCTGCCGAACGGACAACTATTTTCTTAAATCCACCAGCCTTTGCCAATACAATAGGGAAATCAAACGGGGGTATATCGGTAATATCTTGACCTCCATTGGCTGCAATTATTGCAGCCAATTCGTCAAAAAAAACGGTAATTGAAGCCTCGTATTCCTTTCTACCATACCCACGGCTTACTGGTTCTGCTCCACGGCCGTAATTGTTTTCTTTAACTTGGCTACGCTTTACCATAAACTTTGTAATTCCCAATAGAGGAACTCCAAAAATAGGCACAGTGGCATTTATCCAGCTATAATTTACCCCGTTTATTAATACTGTTGGTGTATTTGCCATGTTCTTATAGTTCTAAAACGAAACCTATTGTAATCTCTATGTTCTTTGCATTCGGGACTCCCAAAAGCTTTTCTTGGATAGAAACCTTACTTGTAGAAGTTACGTTTTGTGCAGGGTCTACTATTGTAGAATTACCACTCAATTCCGTATTTCTACGCATTTCAGCAAGTGCATTATCGCCTGTTGTTTCCAAAGTGGCTACTGTAGCATCTCGCATAGTGCCATCGTTATTTAAAGGCAACGGGCTAGATTTGAAAGGCAAAAACGCTTTATATAGCAATCTTTCAGCCTTTCCTATGGTTCTATTGTTTTCAATATAGGCATAATCTGAACTTTGCAATACCGATGTATGGCTATCTTGGTGATATGTACCAGAGTCTCCTATGAACTTGCGTAAATAGATGTAACGATAAACGTCAATCTGTGTAAGCAATCCAGAAGCGATGTTTTTATACAAATTACCATTTGCAAATGCAGGGGTCGCCAATTCAGTACCGTTTGACAGGTTAAATTTTTGCACCCACGAAATATCTTCGTTTACAGAAGCTAATGAAACAGCCCCTAAACTAGCACCTAAGCATGTGATAGATTTGCCATAAGCACAAAACAATTCGTAACCCTTTCCGCTTGTGCTTGTTTTCGTAAATATCCCGTCAACTACTGGCGTGGCGTTTACAGAATAACCATCTTGACCGATTACAGCCGAAACATTTTTGCTATTCAGGCTAGATAATGTAGCAAGTGTAGCCAAATCGGTTACGCTTACTAAATCGGCAGCATAAAGAATTGACTCAATCTTCATTTTGTTCGTAAACAAAGTATTGTCAATTGCCTGTAATGCTTGAATATCAGCCGTTGAAAACGCAGCCCCATCTTTGTACACCGCTGCTTGCCTAATATCACCGTTTGCAAATATTTGCAACGTTTGAAGCTCAGTAAACACATAAGGACTTGGCACAGCAAAGAATCCAATGTAAAGATTTCCTTGTGGCTGGATCCTAAAGTATTCAGAAATGTGATAGTGATAAACGGCAAGTTTTGAAGCTACGCCACCGCTAAAATCAGCCGAAACGCTTCCTACAATAGTTCCAGTTTTCGTAAATGTCAACTTTGATGCAGCATTCAAATAAACACCTAGTCCTTTTCTTGCAGTCACCGTAATTACTCCAGCCGTATTAGTAGCAGAATAACCATGCAAATACGTGTACAAGTTTATCGCGGACACAATACTAGCAGCTAACAAAGTAACTGTAGTATCAGTTGATGATCGGCTGTAAGAAGCAAGCGTAACCGTTTGATTTGGCTCTACTACTTTAATTACGACCGTATCAGACAATGCACCCGCATTAGTAAGTGTGATTGTTCCTGTTGCTAATGTTTCGTCACTGTAATCATCTAATATCCCAAGTGATTCAGCCTGCGGAACTGAGAATATTTGCTTTATTCTATCAGTTGACGAAAATCCAGAAGGCAATGTGCCAGTATAGAAAACCAATCCTGAGATGTAGTCTTGACCCGGCAAACTTCTGCCTAAACCTCCATTCGATTCAATGAATACAACATCTCCCATTTCTTACTTCTTTTTAGCGTCTTTCGACTCTGTTATTTGTTCCTTTTCTGGAATATTTTCTTCAATTACATTTCCATAATTAAGAACTTCTTCTCTTTTCATTTCAACAACCTCAATTTTTAAAGGCTTTCGAAAATACCAGTTACTATTTTCGTCTACCCACACGATTTGCACGTGTGGGAGATTTATTAATGCTTCTTTAAGCTCATTCATAATCCTATGATTAAGCTTGTACGGCTCTACATCTCTCTACGAAGTTTACTCCATCGTAAACAAATGTAATTGTTGCTTGCTTGCTGATTGCAGGAGCAATAGTTCCAGCACTTATAAAGTTAGTCCCAAAAGTGACAGTACGAGATGTTGTGTCCGATGTAAGGATAACCACCAACTCATCATATTTAGCGCAATATGTTTCAACACAGTTGATTGTCATTGCACCTGTCAATGTTGCTGGTTTTAAATACGTTTTTGACGCATTTGGCTTGATGCTCAATGTTGCTGCATAAGCTGGTTCTAAAGCTTTGTACACTGCAACCCTGCCAGTATTATCGTCCGATGCCGTTGTTCCGAATCTTGGAGTTCCGTTTGCCATTGTCTTTAAAATTTAAGCCCCTTTTTACAGGGGCGGTTATTATGCTGTGATAGTAGTGTAAATTACCAATTGATCTCCGAAAGCTGTTTGCGTATCGCATTTGAAAAGTCCTTTTACAAAGAACAATTCCGAGTTGTTCTGTACAGGGCGCAATTCAAGTTGATTGTCTTCCACCGAATTCAACCCAATCCAAAGGTTTGAGTCAATGTCTGGTTTTGCGATACAGAAGAAGAAAGTGTTTTCTGGAATACCAGCCAGAGGTACTATATCGTAACCTTTCCAACGATTGATACCTTTTTCGGTAGTATCGTTGTTTTTGTATGTCGACTCCGTTAAGAAGTCCTCATATTTCTTTTGGTCAGCATATGAAACCAAGATTTTCAAACCTCCAGCACCGTACTTGTAAAGCAATCCAGCAGGAATCAAAGCATAAGCAAGTTTAAACTTGTCTACAATGTTTCCAGATGCGCCACCAGTCAAAGCAACAGGAGAAGCGACCGCCAATGTAGTAGCGTCATCTAGTGCCTTTTTAATGAAACCATCCCAGTAGTAGTATGCAGGATTACCGTCTTCGTCTACTGCTCCAGCGTCACCAACACCAGCAGGAGTTTGAGTGCCTGAATCAGGATCGAAAGACAAACGAGAAGACCACCAAGCATGCTCAAAGAACTCGTTAAGACGCTTCATTGTCTGCATAATCATGAAGTTCTCAACCGTAACTGGCAACTCACGACCCAATAATTTAGGTGAAAGTTGTTCCGCTTGCCAGTGTGATTCAAAATCACGAGGATTGAACTCATAATAAAGCATCGCATCTAAAGGAGTCAATGCTTTTGCATCAACAGTTACAACACCTTTACTAGTAGGCGTTGCGGCTCTCTTTTGCATGAAACGAGAAACTTCGATACGAGGCAATGTCTTCTTTTTCTTGATTCCGTCCTCTACCATAACACATCCTTTTTGGATCGTGTCAGAACCGATAACGGCTCTTGTCAGGAACATTGAGGCTGCTGTTCCTGCATAGGTGGTGTCCGATATTACTAATGCTTCTGGCATGTTTTCTACCTTTTAATTGTTAATGATTAATTAAGTTCAAGTTTGTTGCGAATTTCTCCCATCAAAACCGCCATGTTTGTTTTCGGGTCAAACTTTGAAGCGTCAACTTGTGGTTTTGCAGTATCAATGTCAGCCCCCACCTTGTTTACTGGCAAGTCTTCCAGCATCGCTTTTACCGAGTCGATTCCTACTTTGGCGGCCATGTTTACCCAATTTTGGATAGTTTCAGGCTTATTGGCAACTTTCCCTAACTTTACGAAGTTCTGAACAGTTTCCAACGCAAGTGCTGCCTCCGCTTCCGCACGAGCTGCGTTTGCTTTTTTTTCGGCTGCCTCCACAGTACCTTTCAGTTCCGCATTTTCGCCTTTCAATTTGTTTACTATTCCTTCCAAATCGACCACCTTGTTTTCGGCTTCTGTCAATTTGTTTTCGATCTTATCAATCGCTTTTAGGGCGAACTCCTCGGTTGAGGTTTCTATCAACCCAAGACGGTTGTTTACTTTAGCTAACTCATTCATTTTATGAGGGGTTTTGTTTATTGTTATTGCTGAATTGAGAATTAAATTTGCTTCTTTCCATATAGATTGTGCGTCATTGGATACCTTCGAAAGCCTTCCACGGTTGGACTCTGAACTTGATTTTATTTCGTCACAAAGATTATTATCTAATGCTTCTTTTGCCGAAATCCAAGTTGTCCTGTCCATCATTTTTTTGATAGATTCTATTTGTGTATCAGACCTAACAGATACTATTGTAGCAACTAAGTCATTCATGTTTTTGATAACGTCCGAAGATTCTGAGCCTGATGTGTTGTGGTACATCAACTTTGAATAATCGCACATTATCCTTTTGCGGCCTGTTTGGAAAATAACAGCGGCAATACTCGCACAAACACCCATATTGTAAGTATCAACCTTACATTTAGTGTTCAGTATAGCTGACACGATGTTACTGCCTGCCATTACTGACCCACCAACTGAGTTTATCCAGACTTTTACAAGGCTTTTACCCATCGCATCCAGTGCCAGCATCTCCGACATGAATTGTTCGCCATTTACGCCCATCCCTAATTCAGAATCGAACCCAATATGCTTGTTTATTAGCATAATTGGCGTTTCAGAATTTGGGTCGACTGTATAGATGAATTCCATGCGTTAAAGATTGGATATTAGCCAAAACAGACCGTAAATGTTACGGTAATTAGTTATAGCTCTTACCGTAACATTTGTATATTTGACAAACATTTAGGAAATGGCTAAGAACGGCACGTTAGAGCGCAGGGTCGAGATATACCCAAGTGAATATTTGAAAAGGCTAATAGTTGCCGATGCGGAAGACCACAATATGCCAAGGGCGCAAATTTTAAACAAGATTGTCAGTGACCATTATTCGAGCCTCCCAGAAGAGAGGCTTCAACATTTAAAAAACAGGGCGAAAGCCAATTATTAGATATAACTTGTTTGTAGTTTGGTTTAAGTTGTAGATAATCCAATGCTTTTAGCGTTGGATTATTTTTTTGCCTAAACGCAACCTATATAAAACTTAGTCGTATATTTGTGTACACATTGTAGTTACATAATGTATGGATTTGCATTAACAGGGAAAGAGCTTGAAGTGAAAACATTAGAAAGCAAAGAACTAAAGAAATAATTATGAGCCTCAAAACTTTAAAACAAATGCCATCGGCAGAAACAATAAAAGAAAGCCCTCATACGATATTCTTGACAATAGCGAACAACTCGCAGTACTAGAACTTATCCTTTGTCTTGCTAATGAAATAGCAGATTTAAAAAGAGATGTCGCTGAATATGGCATGGAAAGTAAGTAACTATGAAAACAGAACTAATAAAATTTCGTGCTGATAAAGAACTCAAAGAAAAGGCTATCAAAAAAGCAAAGCTACAAAACAGGACACTTTCTAATTACATTACTGATTTAATTGAAAACGATTTAAAAACAACAAAATGAAAAAGATACTATTTGCATTGATACTACTTTCTTCTATTGCTTCTTTCGGACAATACTCAAAACTGGTTACTATAAATGACTGTGTCGGATGGTGTCCCACTTATTACATTGGGATAAACGACTCGATTGTAATATCGATCAAGATAGATAGTAAATTGACAACCAGAAACGTTCAGTTGTGCTTAACAAATGCGCCAGCTTGCAATGCTACTCTTTATCCATATTATGTTAATAAGTTGGTGATAAAGCCTAAATTTTGGAGTACGAACAAATTGGATGTAGTTTATGAATGTTCCATAAAAGTAGAAGACGGAAACGTTATCGGAGGAATTCGTTTTGTGTTTTCTAGTTCTTTGATATCAGGAATAGAGGATGATTTATTAAACGATAAAAAAGATGATACTGATAAAAAATATTTCGACTTTAATGGAATAGAAATAAATAACCCCGACAGTTACGAAGGGGTTATTATTTGTGACAGGAAAAAGTTTATAAAACTAAACTGACTCAATAACTAAACTACAATCCTGTATTTGTAATGAAATATCTACATCGTTATTTGTACATTTTACCCATAAAATATCACCTACATCCAAAGATCGTCTTATTAAGTTTAATGATGTAATATTAGTTTCAGCAATGTCTATGGGTATTGCGCCCGTAGTTACTACTTCGCCCGTCCCAGCGATATAAGCTGTAGTATTATTCATTATCTGCATCGTGTAGTTCCCAGAAAACGCACTAGTGTTTTTTACGGAGAATGAAACAGATACATTATATAAACCCTTACCTTTTATCTTATAATGCGTATAGGCAGGGTATTCGTCTGACGAAGGATTCCATTCTACATTTGTTGGCTGAGAATCAGTAAAAACGCCAGATAAAGCGGAATCATTGTAACCCAAACCAATGTTATTATTGACTGATTCGAACCCCAATCTTACCGCACAATCCCAAACTCCGAAAGAAATCGCATTATCGTTGTTAGTGTCTGTCGATCCATAAAATGCATAACTAGAACCTCCTGATGGGATTACTGTTAATCTTATTAAATCTTCTTCATCAAACAACCCACTTCCCGAAGTTCCATTTGTAATAACAAATGTCCTTTCTTGATGTACAGGCTTACTTGCGTTATCGCTAAATGTAAGATTAGTTGCTACTGTATTTATTGACCAAATACCAATTTCCCCAGAACCTGTAGTAAATGTTCCTGAATTTACCCTGAATATTTCCCCGTCATACCAAACCCATCCGTCAGATATAGTTCTTATGCCAGGATTGGTACCAGTTAATATACAACCGTTCAATATAACCAATTTCCCTGTATAGGCACTTGACGGGATCAACGACTTGACAAATGCTTCTGCAACATCTTTCGACATTGCGTTATACCATTCGTGGGTAGTCTTTGTGTATGGCTGTTGGGAGCTTGTTGTTATCCCGTCTGAAAGTACGTTTTTCATATTAGTATGATTTATATCCGTGATCCATCGCCACGTGCTTATGTTTATTTACGAGTGATTCTATTTGATAAAAACGTTCATCTATCGTTGGCGCATTACTTGCGAGAACAACACTATAACTTTCATTATCAGCCACCATCCCAATTAATGACTCTGGATAGTGAATAATAAAACTAAAAACGTTGGCTGTGATTGAATCGTCTAATCCAACAAAGTCGAGGCCTATGTAAACCTGATCGTCCTCCCCAACTAAACTACTTGATGATTCGTTTGTTCCAACAAAAAACACGTTACTATCAACGGCCTTTTGTTCTATCCAAATTAATGGTTTATTAGTGTCGTAATCATAAGCATCAGGATATTTTGCAGGCCAAAAACCAGTAGGATATTCGATGGGATTTAACGTGGCAAACCACCTATTTAACATGTACTCCAAACTGAGTATGCTACATGAATAAGTGCGCCTTTCGTCAAAACCAACAAATGAATTGGCTACTTTAATCCAATATTTTGAAGGGGGAGACATCCCGATACTGTACCCGTCAGCAGGCAATGTACCATTTGGATAAGCTTCCGATGGCTCTGTAAAACGCATATAAACGCCTCCATCATTCCATATAACCAAACTGTATCTCGTATAGAATACAGAAGGGTCGTAAACTGAAACTCCAAAAGTGCCGTATTTATAGTTTTTCAGCCTATATTGCCTAAGCCAATCCAATGGATAAATCAAGCCGCTCAAAAAGTTCAAGAACTTTGGCTTCCTATACTTGTCACGTATTAGAATCTTTATCTGCGTAGCAAAATCTATATCGTAGATGCTCATACTAAACGACTGCCGTATAAGTCAATGTGTCAGATATTGTACTCCCCGTTTCTGTTTCAGTGACCACATATCCTGATTCTGGGATATACTCTAGGCTGTTTAGGCCTGTTGATAAATTGTAAAATGGAGTCTTAAAAGCAAAATCAGTTGTGTCCGCTCTCCCAGAAGCATTAAGTAGTTTAAAATCCTTGACTCCTGCCACTGACTTTATGGCCAGTATTATCGAGTTGACCGTTACGTTAGACCCGAAGTTTTCTGCGTTGCTTAGTGTGGCAAATAAGGACGCCACGGCAACCTCGACAGATGCTTTTATAGACCCCGAATATTGTCCGTCATAAAGCACCTCTCCAGAAACATAAATTTTGTCCGACGCTAGATTTATAATGTTGTACTGTGAGCCTGCAACACCTATTTTATTTATATATGTTGTAAGTGCTGTATCCTCGTTTGTTGATAGCTGGACTGGAGGGTCTGATTTGGCAACCTTCACGTTTACCACCTTATTGGCACTTCGTGTTATCCCTACCCTTGAAATAATAAGCTCAGACGAAGGCAAAGGATATAACCACTCTCCTGTTGTCGAATCATAAACGACCGCATTTCCATACTGAAACTCTTTTATTCGGTCAATCAACCATGGCGGAGATCCTTTACCAGCCCTATTTATAATAGCCTCGGAATCTGACGTGAATATGTCTAATATTTGCTCAAAAAAAGCAATACAAACAGCTACAACATACGTCCATGAAAGCCAATTCGACACTTTCTTGGAACTAATGTCGCTCGGGGTCGTAGATTGCGCCAAAAGCGTATCTATTATCTGTTGCTGAATTGATGCTACGGTTCTCGCCATGTCGCAATAATACCTTTAAATCAATAAATTAGATTATTTTTACGGTAAGTTTACAAGTCATTTACATTATCTACAAATTCAACCATCAAATCAATTTCAATAGGAGCGTCTAGTATTGTTCCGTTTCTTGGCTCATTCAAAGTAGAATCTACATAACAAGTGCGAAAGTCAATCATGCAATGATAAATATTGTCATGGTCGTAATCTCTTTCCTCATTTATCCTAAAAAATCCACTTGTCTGTGGGGCTTGCCATTTGTGAAATGCTGCATAGGCCTCTTGCCGAACATCTTCAAATACTAGGTTTTCGTCCATGTTTTCCGACTTGTCAAGCCTATGAACTATGTGTAATCTAACATCGAACGGATCGTAAATCTGGTTGCCGTTTCCTAGTGTTCGTATTTCGCTTGGAAGTATCTCGACAAAAATAGCAGGAGTACGAAAAGCAACTGATTTGTTTTCGGAATCTTCACGTAGTTTTTCAACTTGGTTGTTCCAAGTATTGATGTACTTGACATTTGGACATTCTGCCTTTATCCTTGCCGATGCGTTGATTCTGAATTGTTTCATCTTCCAAGTATTTTATCGAGCCTATTTATAATGTGTGATTTCTGTTTGCGCTCCAAGTTACGAGAATTGCCGATAAATCTACGCTTTGGCATTTTCCCCTCTCCGTTGTTATGTGCGCTTGCGTATTTTGAAGTTAGCGAACTTGTGCCTATCACCGTCCTGTCAAATCTAGCCGAACGCACCTTTATGTCTCTTCTTAGTTTCCCAGACTTGACAAGTATCGCCCGTGTCCTGCGCCCTAAATCCTTTTTCTTAGGATATTTGTATTCTGGCGTACCTGCTATTCTTCGTCTAACTTGCTTCCAAGGATTAACACCGTTATCGTCAAAGCCTTGTTTCGTAAAGTTGTCCTGAAAGAAATTAGCCGTTATTTCGCCTACTTCACGAGGGAGTATTTGTTTTAGCTTTTTAAAGGCTGCAAGCTTTTCTTTGAAATCAAAATTACCTTTTCGACTCATTTTATCCCACAGTATCCCATTCCGTTTTTGATATCATAAATTTTTTTAGCAAATCCAATACCAATTCTTTTTTATCATTTCCTATTGTATTTGGACACGAAATCGAAACAGGAAAAGAAAAATCTCTCCCATACAGTAATTCAACTCCCATTTGTTTTATCTCTGAAATTACAGCCTTCTTAATCATGCGCTACTGGTTTCATTTGGTAATACGTCTCTACAATATCCTTCGTTTGTAAATGTGACAAATCAATGTCAACACCATCGAATTGATACTTTTGACCTTCAATAAAGAAATCGCCCGATGCTTCCAAGTTCTTCTTTACCCAATCGCTGTATTTTGCATAACAACGTACCGAAAGCGAAATACTTTTTAATGCTACGCCTTGTTTCCTCCGTGCGAATATGATAGTAGCCACAGCGTCCACTATCGGGTTGTTTGTCGGTACTATTTGTTTCCAGTCTTTTACCATATCAAGGTTTCGTTAGCCCAAATGACTTGCTTAATCTATCCATCGCCTTTTTCAAATCAGATGGCAATTCTTGTGAATCAGTATTAGGCTTGAACACAGGCATTATACTAAACTCACAATCGTTTAATTTGTATATCGTATTTAGCTCCGAATCTTTTCTTGTGCTAGAGAATTGTTCAATAATGGCTAATTGCTCCTCTGTGATAATTAGTTTTCTTATTGGCAATTTGTTCCCTGCAAAATCGACAAATTCCCCAATCCATAATTCGTATTTACTCATAACTATATCATTTCGGCAATGGCAACCCCCAATTTTGTTTCGCTAATTTACGGTATTTTGTCGGAATGTCTGTAAAATAGGGATGTTCTTTTGTAAAAACCTCTCCTGTTTGCCCTGCGTTGTTTCTAAACGTGGGTGCTGGTTGTATTTCAAAATCGCTTATTGTCTTTTTGTTTATGATTCCATCGGGTACTGATTGGAGTAAACATCGGCATCGATAGTGATTTAAAGGTGCTGCTTCGTTCCAAAACTTATCCTTTCTATCCTTAATTATTCCGTTATACTGAACACAAACTGCGCTTGTATTTTCATCAATCACGGCCAAATATTTCACCAAATCAAAAGGTGACGTTTCTATGTCTTGCCATTTTGTAGCGTTCTGACCTTGCCCTATACACGTTTCGTATTCAGCTTCTAGCCAATTGACGTTGTACTTGTCATAAATTTCTAAGGCTCTTTTTTTGAATTCTCGCAACGGTATTATTTCGTCACCTTCCACGATTAGATTGGTCGTTTCAAGTACGTAATTAAAAGTCTTTGCAGCTGAAAAAATATGTACGTTTTCACGAAGATTGTAAAGTAGTTCGTGGTCTACGCTTTCGGCTACTGTTTCTGAAATATCTTTACCAAATCCTTTAAATACTCCTTTGGTCAGATAATCGGCAATCGCCTTATATAGCTTGTATGGTAGATTCGCAGGGTCAACACGTCCGTCATAAATGGATCGAATCAAAAGCCCAATAGTGGCTTTATCCCAATTCATATATTTCGTCTAGTTTGTTCTGAACATTCCTATCTAGCTTGACTGGTGGGGTAACGACTTCTTTTTTCTTTACAGGTATCTTTGTGCGTTCTGTGATATACTTTTCATCAACCTCGTAGCCAGCGTCCGACAATGTTTTTACCATCGTTGCCGTTACCGAGTTCATTTCGTCTTCTTTCTTCCTTTCTTCCTGAATCTCGGAATCGTTCTGGAATTTAAATATGTCTGACAGTGGAATATTGAAGCCCAATAACCTAAGCTTAGGCAAAAGAATATCATTTATGAAAGGTTCTACGAAATTCGCATCCGTTGCCTGAATATCCTCTAAAGCCTCTTGAATTTCTTCCATTGAACCAAGCTTTCCAGCAGTTGAGTCTATTGCATCAGAGTGTCCTAAGAGTATCTTGCTTACTTTCTTTTCGCACCTACCCTCAAGGTTGTCGAACGACTGAAATCCTGATCCTGAGTTTTTGCTCTCGTGCAATTCTATTTCGTCTGTCGGGTCAATAACGGCAACGGCTGAACTGGCAAGATTTTTCAACCCTTGCTCTAGTTCGTCTCGTTCGTGTTCTTCCGTCTTGGTTGTCTTCCCTACAATCAAAGGCATTACGAACTTTTCCACAAACTCGGCATTATAACCCATGTTGTTACGCATGAATATCTCGTACAATGCGACACGGTACAAAAGACCATATCCACATGTACTTATACCATCATCGCTTGGCGTTGGACACCACAAAGACCAATCCACGTATTTGTTTCCAGATTCATCCTTTAACGTTTCATCAGTAAAATTCAAGCCAGACAACATGTAGAAGTAGGACGTTACATTTAATCGGTCTGGGCTTATGTTTGCCCTGCGAATAATCTTCAACCCTTTTAGCTCGTTGTTTTTGACCTCATTCCAGTTGATTAATGAGTATCCGTAAAATTGGGCGTTCAAGACTTGCTTTAAAATCTCACGAAACCATTGCTTTTGTATGATTGCAGTAGCGGATTCGTTCGTTACTCCATTCTGTGAGCAAATGTGAAACTTACGCAATAGTGTCAAGTTCCGCCTGCGCTCAAGGCAAGCAAATATGTGGCCGTTTAGTGTCGTATCCAAATACATTTGCTGCATCTTGACACGGTGAGGATACCATGCCAATTCGGCCTCACGAACAGCGTCACGCCATGTAAGTATGTCTTGCTTTATCCTTGCAAGCTGAACCTTGCCGATGTAATTACGCATGTCCTTTGCGTTCTCCTGTCTTGTTGGTACGGGAGGCGTTGAGGACACTTCATTTGTCGGAAAGTAGTAGTTAGTTGCCTTCGATATTTGCTTTTGTACCCAATTCATTTTATTTGTCTTGTTCTATAAGGAACTCCAAAATCTTTTTCAGGTCTTTTTGCTTGAAGTATATTTCTATATTTGGCGCATCAATCGGGTTCCCGCTCAACGTCATTACAACCAATTTACCCTTCAAGTCCCTATCTGTTGCAAACTCTATATTCTGACTATACTCTACAATTGACTGAAAGGCATTTTCTTTTTCAGTATCGTAACAATAAGTGTCTATTGATACCGATTGCTTGCCATTAAATCTAGCATTTTTTATATTATTGTATTCTTTTAAGTCCAAAACAAGATCTTTTATTTCCACCTCTTCACGTTCTGGGTTCGCTATAAAATGCCCTTTCTCAATCTCAAATTTCATAATTAGTAAATATTGACGTTTTTCTGGTTTCCTGTAATTCTGATCCTGTGTCCTACAAGATTAGCCAATTCTTTTAGTGGCGGAGTAAACGATCCTTGCCCTGCGCCTGTTAGCCATTTGATTGAATCATCGTAAGATTGCCCTATCCATTCAGGGACATTGCTAGCAGCGGTGTGTTTGTAAAGTTTATAAAGTGTAAGCATTACCACGCATTCTACTAGCTTTTGACAGCGAATATCGCCAGTTGCCCATTTGTCGGTATCGGCAATCATATTCGGTGCGATTGTATATTCTCCCAAATCATTCCAAAAGTTTTCTCCGTTATCTTCGTCATCAGGCGCAACGCCTTTTGATTCGTTTTTTGAAGTATAAGTATGGTCTTTATACCAAATAGTTGCGTTTGTCTTGTAGCTTTTTTTCCAATCCCATTCAGGATATGGCAGCTTGCCGTAGAAGAAAGTATATTGCTTGCCTAATTTATCCCAATCACTAGGTTCGTCCACAGGGTCGGAATCCGTACCGTTATTGTTCAGGTAAACATAACCATCACTACCAAGCGCCAATGTTTCATTAGCTACTTTTGCCCCTACCGAATACAAGTCGGCATCAAGATAAACTTTTGAAAGTGCTTTGTGGGTTAATGTCGGGTCGTAAACATCAAGGCCCGAAAACTCCCTTTCGGTGTCGTATTTTTGAACCAAATAACTTATTGCCTCTTCTTCGCTCGTAGGCTCGACATCAACCCTTGTATAGTCGTTTTCGTCAGTGACCTCATCTAGTTGTTTGAGGTCGATAAAGCGTTGATAGTCTTTTAGACGTAGGTATGCCATGTATGCAATTACGTTACAATAGTTCTTTGCTGGATATTTTTACGGTAAGTTTGATTAAATCAAAATAGCCACAATTTATGTGGCTATTTTGCTGAATGTAATGTATAAACATAAACTTTACGCCTTTTTATGCCAATTCCATACATCATACAATGCGTAAATTTAATAAAATTTCTAATACCTATTGCTATAAATATTGTATTTATCATTTATGTTC